TGTAGATAACTAAAGGCTTGTCTATACACATCAATGAAATACTTTGGTGTGTCTTCATACAAGAGATCAATATACTTATACTCACCAGTCTTTCTATTCTCTCCAGGGATGATAGGAAACCTCCAGTGATCAAAGGTAGGATAGGTGTCAAGTTCTTGTTGTGTGGCTAATCGTAAGTCATCAAAGATATAAGCGTCAGCCTCATTGACAGTCAATGCTTGTTTGAATGTCCTATAGATACCTGCATAGTTCTTAATTCTATTTGCAAGACCAGGTGATCCATCGTGAATTGCAACTTCCATAAAACTCATGCTTCAATAACCTCCCATGACTCGGGGAACAAATCTGTTGTATCAATGTGTGCTTGACCAGGACCATACCAGGGGGTAGGTGCAATCACCCTCTTGTCAGGATAAGGTGAGAGGTATGCACCCCACCAACTGAATGTACTGTTGGAGATGATGTGATCCGAACACTTAGACAGGAGACAGAAATCAAAGTGTGATTTATCTACCTTCGTATTCATATCATTAAAATGGAAGTTCTTTCCTTTGAATACTTCCTGTTGCTCACACAACTTCAGGTTGTTAGAACAGATGATGTACTGTCTATCCTCACCCATCATCTTAATGGCTTTCTCAAAGTATGTCCAGGGGAGATTCCGATGATTTCTTGAAGATCCAGGATAGTCGAAGTGATCATTGAACTCTCGGACACAGATAGATACTGGTTCTTGTGACAGAATAGTACCCCATGCGTAGTCTACAGCATCGATAATCTCATCTTTAAATCTAAAGTCCCACTTCAATTGTCTCCATGCATGACTGAAATATTTTTCTGTCTGTAGATACCCATTAAGGTGAACATGATTAGGACATTTGGTGAACAGTTCCTCACAGAACTCATGACAATCATGGATCTCTACTTCATCTCCATCAATACATCCAAACCTACCACCACAGTGTAGCATCTCAAAACATTTACTTAGTTCTGTGTCTGGAGGGATCTTAAAATCATATCCATTCTTCTTTGCAATACCAACCAGTGATGCATATTGGAACATCTGATTACCAATCCTTCCGTTCCGTCCAAGGTTGTTCATACCAATAGTCATAATTCAATCTCCTTGTTTTGTTCAGCCAATGTTGTGTCGGTGATGTCACCTACGTCTAGTGAGTAGAAGGTATGCCAACCCCTAGCGTGATCAGCATACCAGTTATTTAAAGCACCCCGAGTCATCTTGACTTTCTCCCAGAACTCACGGGATTGAATCTGATAGTGTGCGTTCAATATTAGGGGGTCATCAGGTCTACCAACAAACGACAAGTTGATATTGGGACCACCCGTAAAGATCTTATGGATGTTGAAATTCTGAACACCGAACTTGGTGTTTGCAATCTGTTTTGGTGCCCAGAGATTAAACCATTCTGGTTCCTCCTGTCCTGCTCCAGCACACCTTGATCTGTGAGTCATCCATACCCTATCCTGGTATGGGGCACGAGAAGTAAAACCCTGGACCAGGCCAGCAGCAGGGTGGTAAAGATGGTCGTTAGAATTAAACCATACCCAATTCGTTTCGACGGTCCCATAGTTCTCATAGTCTTTTAAGATTTCCTTAAGATTTACTTGTACAGGACTATATAAGAACTCGTCAAGGTCAATCTGTGCAATCCATTGAGTTTCGTTACAGATTGGTAAGAAGTATTTGTTATTAACATCAGTCTGTCTTCCAGTGTACTTTTCAGTTATACTATTGTGAAAGAGTGTGACAAACCCTTCACGTATAAAAGGTTCTAGAATTGGTTCAAAATCATCAGTGCTACCATCATTTACCAGGTAGATATGATCTACTCCATGATGTTTGTAATGAAGAATCCATTCCTTTAGGTTCCAACTCTCATTCTTGAATACTGATGCGACTGATAGATAATATTTCATAGTGTGATACCGTGTTTCTGTCTACAATATTCAAATTCTTTTTCGATTTCATCTGATGATCTGGTATTGATAATGTTGTCTACATTGTTTACCCTTTGAGATACCAGGATCTGATCCAGATATACACACTCACCATATTTCTCTCTCATACTATAGTAAAAATCGATGTCAAGTAGTCCAAATGTATTTGGATCCCACCTAACATCCATGTCTTTATTTCGATAGGAGATAACAGAAGTACCACTCATGGTATTGTTACCTCTAGCCTTCAACATCCTATCATTCCATCTAGGAATAATAGGTGAGTCAAAAGACTGACCATCATCTCTTGTATGATTTGTACCACAGACCAACCACATCTTGTCGGAGTTCATCAAAGAATTATAGATCAACTCTAATGCTTTGTCTGTATAGAAGAAGTCATCCATGTAAATGAGTTTGACCACCTCAGCTGTAGAGAAGTCCATTGCCACGTTGGTATTCACAGCTGCATTACCTCTACCTTGTTCTGTCCTGATATGACAGATATCTAAGTCAAAGATATTATCGTCACAGAATTGTTGGATCTTATCATCCTTACTGTGATCGGATACAATCACCTCAACATCCTTGAGAGTCTGAGACTTGATCGATCTAAACAGATCACTTAGATAAAGAACACCCCTACCATTGTACTCATAGGCAGGGATGGCAATGGACATTTTCATATCAGGTCTGTTCGTAATGTGCTCTAAATCGATCCACTGCTGTGTTGGATAACTCAGTTAGATAATATACAGCAAAACTCTTCCTAGCCTTACCAGGAGGACACTTAAGTTTACTTGGGACACCATGCCATGAGTTCTGTGTGGTGTCAAAGATAATTGCTCTATTGAACTTAGCCTCTACTGACCTGACACAGTGACCTGGTTTCTTTGTGTCTGGATTGTGAGACCATAGTTCAAGGTCACCACCCCAGGATGAGTCGTAACCCTCCTCCAAGTAAATGATCAGATTGATCTTTCTCTGAAGATTCATCTTTGGATGTGTGGAGTAATCAAGATGAACAGATAGATTACCACCCTCGGTGTGCATATGCCACCCACCACCATGGAGTCCGATGTCGGGATACAAGGGATCACATCCTGTCAGGTTCTTGATCTTCTCTGTAGTCTCAAGTGATAGAAGATTCCAGAAGGTCTTGTATGTCAGAGGTGGGAACCTATCCCACTTGTTACAGATTTTCTTTTTGGCAATCCAACCATCATAACCAACCCATTCATCCTCATCATAGTTGAGGAATTGTTGGCTAATGTCTTTTGCTACAGGAAGATCCAAGAAGTCATCAATGATCCAGTAATCAAATGGATCATTACCGTGTTCAGTTACTTCCCAATTAAGGTTCATTCTTTCCATACCTTTGCTCCACCGTTCAACCCATCTTCATAGATCTCAAAACGATATCCATGTTTATCCAACCACTCACGGAATGCCTTTCTCTCATGATGATCATAGTCAGGCTCATGACCATGCCAGTCATCAAATCGGAAATACAGTTCATCCCACTCACACTTATCAATAAACTTGAATGCCGATACTGTAGGTTCGTAGATATCTAGGTCAATATGAATAGCACCAACCTTACCAATACCAAAGTCAGATGGTTCTTTATCTACCATGTCATGTACATCTTCCACGAAGATCTTAATGTTAGGTGAGACAGAACACTTCTTCTTTACATCCTCAACAGTCTGTGGAATCCAAACATATTGAGGATCACCAATACGGAATGCACCTTCAGTCCATCCAGCATAGTCAGGTGTGGGTTGCTTAGTGACCTCCAGACCCTTGAAGTGATCGAAACCATATACCAAACGGGAAGGATTCTTTTGTCCAATGGGGAGGATTGTACCACCACTACAGACACCAAACTCAAGGATGTCACCATCACCAGCAAGTTCAGAAATCTTCTCTGCGAAAGTTACGTGATGAAGTGTGTAGTCTGTAGTCGTTGGATTAGTTCTCTTTGTTGCCTCAGGGAACATGTTGTCAAGTTCAGAAAAAGTCGGAGCAGTGTAAGACATAGTTTAATTGATTAGTTTATTCGATGGATATTCCAGGTGGTAGATGATAGTGGAATCCAAAGGGGATTAGACCATCATTCTCTGGGACTGGTGCTTCGTATGAAAAATGTTTTGCAATTTCAATAGGAGCGATTTTACATCCATGTTCCTCATAGATGTGACGATTATGAACACAGATATTTCCATCCTCATGTGTATCGTAGAAGCCAAATGTTTTATAGAACCCACTATCATCAGTGATAGGGAAAGGAATGTCTACCTTACTCGGTAGTTCCATAAGTTTCTTTGACTTAAGTGAGAACCCACCATTACCAACTCTAATGTGTTCTCCATAAGGTGAGATGTATCCCCTCTCTCGGATTGGCCAGGGGGCACCAATGTAATCGTAGTCGTAGTATTCATCCATCCATGCACTTGGATTTACAATGAATGCGTGACTCTGAATCGACAGACAAAATTCTGATTCGATATGTCTATACTGTTCTTGTAGTAAAAACTTACCGTACCCTTCTCTTGTCGTGACAGGAACACAACTCTCTTCTACAATGATACCATCCTGCTTAAGTTCGTCAGAATACTTTTCAACAAACTCTGATGATGTTACCAGTTTCACCTGATGGAAGTTAGCAACATCCATACAGGTATATAAGGCTCTGATAGTATCGTCAATAGTCTTTGTATTGTCGATAGCAAAACATGTGACTCTATTCAGATCAAGCATTCCTGAAATCCTCCACTACCTCTCCAATATATCCAATCATATCATCTGTAATGACAGGAGAACAACCCAGGAAGAACACATTGTTGAGAACCTTATTGGCTTCAGGATACTTCTTGGCATCGTCAAGATGACAATAACCAGGGTGTAGAAGAATGTTACCAGCGAAATAGTTTCTAGTCTGAATCTTGTTTGCCTCAAGGTGTGCAACCAGAGCGTGTTTGGTTTTGGACTCTTCACACACAATCGGTACACCAAACCAACTAGTCTCACTATCCGAACGTTCCCTTACAACTCTACAACCAGGGATGGTCTCAATAATATTCTGGATACTCTCCTTATTCTTTCTTCTCAGTCTGTGGATCTCATCAAACTTCAGGAGTTGAACTGAACCAACTGCACCCTGCATGTCAAGTGGTTTAAGATTGTATCCCATCTGACCGAACACATACTTGTGATCCACAATGTCATCATATCCGTCCAACCACTTATCAAAACGACGACCACAGACACCGTTAGTCAATAGGTTCTGTTGTCCTACACAGTAACAACCACGACCCCACCATGCAAAACTACGTGCAAGATCCACAATAGCCTTGACATTGGACGATACCATACCACCTTCGATGGTACATATATGGTGAGCAGGATAGAAAGAACAAGATGCAGCGATAGCATGTTTAGTCAGATAGTCACCCTTGTACTTACTACCCAGACTATCACAATTATCAGCAATAAGCTCAAGACCCTTTGCCTTACAGAACTTTACTAGTCTATCCATGTCATAAGCATTACCCAGAACAGGGGAAGAGAATACAGCACGTGTCCTAGGTGTCACCTTTGAGAACACCTGGTCCATATCCCAGTTCAGGTCTTGCCAATTAATATCAACGAACACTGGTTTCAGACCAGCCTGTGCTACCGGAGCAATAGTGGTAGCAAATCCACAGGAACAAACGATAATCTCATCACCGTCTTCCCAACCAAAGTATTTTTTCAGTGCAGCAATCATCACCAGGTTTGCTGATGAACCAGAGTTCACCATGACTGAGTGATCAAATAAGAATCTCTTAGAAAATTCTTTCTCAAATTTATTAACTTTCTCACCAGAGGATAACCACTTACCCTTCATGACACCGTAAATAAGTTCCTGTGCCTCTAGATCATCCCAATAAGGACCAGAGTAGTAGACATTCTTACCAGGCTTCCAATCCTTGTTCGCCAAGAATGGAAACACATTGTCATCCATCTCTTTGGCGTCACTGATGAACTTCTCAATGAGTTGATACATCCTGTCGTTCTATCTCTCTAAAGTATAATATGGATTGTTTAGTCTGTAAAGGTCATATTCCTTCTGACACTCAGGGCCTGACATAATGTTACCTTGAGTATCGATGTAGTCCCATTCCCTTACAATGATATCATCACCTCTCCACCATCCGGTAGAAGTTTTATGATCGAACCAGTATTTTGGTGCAATAACTTTCTTTACTTCTTCACTAGTCCATACAGGCCAGAAGGAGAATGTTGAGGCGGACATGATAACATTCCTAGCATTATATAGGATGGACCAATCAACTCCAATATTACCACCCTTATACTTAAAGAATCCTGTTCCCTGTTCAATATCCTCCTGTTCTTTCAGTGTAGTAGCACCTACCACATCAGCCCAGGGAATAAACTTGTTTGCATTCTCGGGGTCATCAGTCACCACCACAAACTTCATGTTTGGATTGTGTTCCAACATCCTATCTCTTGCATTCTCATAGAACTTTGGTTCTAACCAAGCTGTAGTGATAAGATACTCACCACCACGGAAGTGAATGATACAGATATCATCATCACAATAATCTCTGACATCAAGATTAGTCTTCAACCACTTTCTTACACTCTCCTTTTGTCCATCAAGATACTGAAGGTTCTGGAATAGACCATCGATCTTTGAATTATCTGGGAGATTATACCAAAGTGATGGATCAAAGAACTGAGCATCGTGTCCTCCACAGATAGGAAGAGGAACTGCATTCTCTCTGATGTAATGTTTAATTCCTTGTGGTAGAACTGCAGGTTGTTGTCCTTCTCTGGGGGTAGATCCACCAACAACCTTCTCACCAAAGTCAAACTCCGGCATAAAGTTTTTTGCTTTGAATGGTGTAGTCTTCATTACACCCCAACTATATCCATGTCTATGTGCAAGGATTCTAGATACGACAAGATTCCAGATCTGGTTACCCAGTCCAGAACCACGATAGATTTCAGTAACAATCATTTGGTCTCATACTCTTGAATTAATCTAGCAACTTGCTTTCTGTCAGTCCCAGCAGGAGCGTTTCTTAAACAAATCAAGATACACTCCTCGTCTTTTATGGGATCTCTCTGTGTCCAACCACTTTCATCAATCATTTGATCAGATAGGAATACTTCTCCTTGTTATCTAGAAGATATTGAGGGAACCTATCTCCATCAAAGTGAGTGATACAATACGCAGCATTGTCTTGGCCCAGTGGTGACCTACCATCCTTGAGTCTTTGTTCCAACTCTCCAATCAGTCTCTCGTTATTGAGTTCAGTGTGAGCCGATGACTTGATCTTCTTCATCACCCTCTCATACATTGTACACTCACATTCACAACCAACTGTACTCCAGTGCCAACCGCCAGGATGAATCCTGAGGTTGTTTTCTCTAGGAAGTTCCTGTCTCATCTGAGTCAGTGTGTACTTCTTAAGTGTGGCAAAGTCACACATCTTTGTACCAATCCATCGTGGGCCTTCTTCTTCATAAGAGAAGTCGAGTGTCTGTGATGTAATTGTACCAGTGGTTTCAAACCAGTTGAGTGCAGCCTGGTAATTATCCTGTGCAAAGTTATATACAGTACCAGGTTTGTAGAAGTCACTCAGATTTTCAAGTACCTCGGGATTAGGAACCTCATCCAGATCAGACCAGACGACCACATCTTCATCAGAACAATGTTCTTTAAGAACATCCATGATACTGTCCTTGTAGAAAGTATCTCTCATGAAGGATTCTCTCTTCACATTATACTCAATACCTTTTGCTTGAAGTTGATCTTGAGTTGGTTCTTCAATCTTGGTGTAGATAATCTTGTCTTTAAACTTCTTGAATCTCTTATCAGTCTTATTGAATACAAAACCCTTGTCTTCACCAGAGAATGTTTTACCACCCTCACTGAATACAAAGTAATCCACATAGGGATCAAGGATATTCATACGGATCTCTAGAAGATCTAACTCATAACCAAACAGAAATACATCAAATACTTTCATATCAACCTCTCAGTTTAAACAATGCGTCACCACCCATGACATCAGGGTATGGCCAGTTCTGTGCGAGATCATATCCGGGAAGAAGATCGCTTACAGTCTGAAGATTAGTTGCACCCTCGTACATCTCCTCTTCATGATACTCGGTATAAACATAATCAATCTTACCGATCATGTCCTTTGCACCAAGGAACACTTCTTTCTCTGCTCCCTGTACATCCATCCACATGAAGTCGATATGATTAATACCATTCTCCTCACAGAATGAATCAAGACTTCTGGTTTGAACCTCAATCTTCTCATCGTATTTGATGAAGGGCCACCTATTACCACGGGGACCACCATCAATAATCGTCTTTGGTTCGTAGATTGAACCAGAGTATCTACCGAAGTCAACACCACCATCAGGTGCATTGGTGTTACGTGAACGAGTAAAGGTAGTCTTACCATCCTGTGCAGCCATAGCAGCTGGTGTGAATTTATGACGGCTATCAGTTCTCAATCCCTGATTAGATACACCCTTTACATCCTTACCACCCTCAGCCGACATCGCTTTGATGTTGGTAGGGTCAGGATCAAACGTGTACAGTTTTAGATTGTCACCAAACTGACTGAGGAATTGTTTTGTATCAGTTCCGTCAGCACAACCAACTTCAAAAATAACGATCTGGTCACGGTTACCTACCAGTTCTTTGATTCCTTCAATTGAGATTCCCATTTTTCTCCAATTCAATTTGTGTGCAAATCCATTCGTATGTCTTACGGATACCCTCTTCAAGACTTTGAGAGTAATCCCAACCAAGTTTCTCACGAATGAGATCATTATTAGAGTTACGACCACGTACACCCGTAGGTGCGTCAAGTTTGTAAAGCTTCCTGACCACCTTACCTGATACCTTACCTGCAGTCTCTACCAGTTGATTGATAGATACCATCTCCTCAGAACCAATATTGACAGGTCCCATGAAGTCTGAGTCCATCAGTCTTCTAGTTGCTTCAATACATTCATCAATGAACAGGAAGGAACGAGTCTGTAAGCCGTCTCCCCACACTTCGATGCCTCCACCGACCTCCGGGAGTCTAGCGACTTTACGGCAGATTGCAGCCGGAGCCTTCTCTCTTCCACCGTCCCAGGTTCCTTCGGGACCAAAGATGTTATGGTAACGAGCAACACGAACGGGAATACCATGGTTACGATTGTAAGCAAAGTAGAGACGTTCTGAGAATAGTTTTTCCCATCCATACTCGGAGTCTGGAGCTGCGGGGTAAGCTGATTCTTCACGGCAATCAGGATTGTCAGGATCTAGTTGGTTGTGTTCAGGATACATACATGCCGAACCAGAGTAGAAGATCTTTGTCTTGTTCTCCTCTTTGGCATCGTTGAACTTACGTTGTTCTTCTAGGACATTAAGATTGATAGTGACCGAGTTACGCATGATGTCCGCATCATTCTCACCAGTGAATACGAATCCCGCACCACCCATGTCAGCAGCAAACTGATAGATCTCATTAAACGTTTCGTGATACCTATCAGGGACACTAGCATAGAAGTTACCAGCATATCCCTTGAATCTAATCACACGACGAACGAATGTGGGATCAGTCAGATCACCCTGAATGAACTCATTAGCTTCTGTTTCAGAGAACTCAGGTCTCTTCAGGTCAACACCACGAACCCAGTATCCTTCTGTTCGTAGTCTTTTTACCATGTGACTACCAATGAATCCACCCGCACCAAGTACTAGTGCGGTCTTATTATACTCAGTCATAACATCCATGAATTACTTACTATGTATCCTTAAAAAATCAATATACTTCACACATCATATCAAGTCCTGTATCAATGTCAAGTTTGGGAACGAAGCCGTAGTTCTCTAGTTTATCAACGTTGATCGTCATGTTTTTAATCTGTAGATATTGTTGTTCGTCGGGGAAAGGAACATCAATAACCTCACTTGTACTACCTACCCTGTCCTTACAGTATTCAATTATTTCCCTGAAGGTCCGACTCACACCTGAACCAACATTGTAGATTTGATTAGGAGCACTCCACACCATCAGTGTGTCAAGTGCTGTACATACATCCTCAACATACATGTAGTCCTTTAGATAATCACCACCACCATACAACTTAATCGGTTCATTCTTCTTTAAAGAACGAATCATATAACCAAGAACATTCTTACCAGGAGTTACGGTAGGGTCAATACCAAAGACATTAGCAACTCTAAAGATACGATATTGAACACCAAAGGTTTTACAGTATGAGATGACCAAAGACTCTGCACATCTCTTAGTAATAGAGTAAAACCCTGTAGGATTACAAGGATCATCTTCCCTGGCATCCAAGAAATCATTACCATAAACAAAACCAGAACTAACAAAGTTGAATACAGTATCTGTTCTCTTACAGTGTGACAATACCTCGGTTAGAATCTTTAGGTTAACGTCAATATCAATCTGAAGATCTTTGAATACATTTTGATTGGTTGTAGTGCTGATAAAGTACAGGATATCAGCTGAATCAGGATGTCTTTGTCCTCTAGGAATTGCAATATTGTCAGGGTACATCCTACAATAGTGACTACCAATATAACCTGTGGCACCAAATACAGAAAGATTAATCATATTTCTCACACTCCTTAAAGGTCTTACCGTATTTGTCTTTAGCTGACAGGAACGGACTATCTATACCCCAATCGATACCCAGGTCTGGATCATTCCACAATAGGGTCCTGTCATATTCTTTGTAGTAGAACTCCGTAGTCTTGTAGGACACATGTGCATGAAGACTATAAACATAGAACCCATGTGCAAACCCTTCGGGTACCCACAACATTACCTCTGGACGGTAGAGATGTACGGCATAGTGTTGTCCGAAGGTAGGAGATGATAGTCTCAAATCTACAATCACATCCAGGATAGAACCCTTCATACACCTAACCAGTTTACCTTGTGGTTTCTCTACCTGGTAGTGAAGACCACGCAAAACATGTGGGTGTGACAGGGAGTGATTGTCCTGAACAAACTCCATGTCCAATCCTACACTTGAGAACTCCTTTTGGTTGTATGTCTCAATAAAATATCCTCTCTCATCCTCGTGCTTGTTCTGTTCAATCAGAACTGCATCTTCCAGGGGTGTCTTAATTATCTTCATAGTAGAGAATTGTTTTGAGAAGTCCGGTTGTGATGTCAGTGGAAACAGACCACTTTGTTTCGGTTGTTATTTTTTTGTTTGAAGTGGAGTATCTAAGGTCATGTCCAGGTCTATCAGTGACATGTTCTATACGATGATCCTCTTTACTCATTAACTTACAAATCATCTTGACAAGATCGATATTTTTTAGTTCACATTCTCCTCCAATATTATATCTCTCTCCTTCCTTACCGTTGATCCACAGTTCAATCAAGGCGTCACAATGGTCTTCAACATAGATCCAATCTCTCACCTGTTGTCCATCACCGTAGACAGGGATGGGAGTTCCATTCTTGATATTCCTGATGATCGTAGGGATCATCTTCTCATCATCCTGTCGTGGTCCATAGTTGTTTGAACAGTTCGTGATGGTGGTGGGAAGACCATAAGTGATATTATATGCGTTTACAAAGTGATCACTGGCTGCCTTGGATGCAGAGTAAGGATTCCTAGGTTGATACCTTGACTCCTCATTGAATGATCCATCTTTGAAGTCGATAGATCCAAACACCTCATCAGTAGAGATGTGCATAAAACGATCTACCTCATGTTCCAATGATGCTTGTAGAAGATTAACCGTACCAATCACATTAGTATCAATGAATGGTTTGGGATTATTGATTGAATTATCTACATGACTCTCTGCTGCCAGATGAAAAACGGTATCGAATGTCTCTTGTTCAAACAAATATCTAACTGATTCATCACTGGCAATATCAATCTTATAGAATTCAACATTGTCAGGTAGATTTGATTTCTTACCAGCATAAGAAATCTTATCAGCAACCACCAATCTTTCACCAAACTTACCCAAAGATCTAAGAAGTTGACTTCCAATGAACCCAGCTCCCCCTGTGACTAGAATGGACATGTTTCCTCGTATTTGTGTAGTAGTTCTGGTGAGTATTGAAGACCATCTTCATCTCCCAGTACAAGTTCTGTTCTCTTCAATTCTTCCAGACTATGAACTCTGTTCCTCAACTCTGTAGAAGAATACTTATGTTGTCTCTTGTGGTAGTGAATCTCAATATCATTGTCGATACAATATTGTTTACCGGTAAAGTCTCTGTCCTTATACTCCTCACTCAAGAAACGAATATCCATTTTCTGTGTCTTAATCATATTCAACAGATCTTCCTCTGTCTCATACACCAATATCTCATCTACGTATCTACATCCTTGCACCTGAACATACCTCTCATACACACTCTGTATGGGTTTGTTCTTGATACCCGGTCTATCAATCGTAGGGTCCACTTGTAAGGCAACTATCAAATAGTCACACAAATCTTTCTCCATCTTCAACATTGTCACATGTCCGGCATGAAACAAATCAAAGGAACTACAATTAAATCCTATCTTCATCACGAAAGATCTACACATAGTATGTATTGTATTAAAAAAGGAGGCCTTTGTCAAGGCCTCCTGAGCTCCATGCACGCCACTTACTCTTGAGAGAAGTAAGAAACTCTAGGGGTTATCCCGACCAGTGCTGTTACAGTCCATCCGTGACTACTACTTACAGAACACCCTTAGAAAGTTTCTCAATGTTAAGTTCAGGGTTCATCTTAAGAACTCTGATCAACTCATCGAGTCTTGCATCACCACCACCGGTCGAATGCTTTGCTTCACATGCAGCCTTAAGTGCCTTTACTTCAGCTTCAAGAGCCTTAAGTCTTACCTCAACCTCATTGTCATACTGGGACATAAAAGCACCAGATGCAGATGTCTTTCTCGTTGCCATAGTTTTAATTAAATCTACTTTATTTAGATTTGATTACGTCTCTCACGTAGGAGGGAACACCATCAGGATCTAACCAACAGGTGTAATTAAAGTCTGCCATGGCTGTCATCAGTTGCATTGAATTATCACATAGATACATGTCTTTGTACCTACGAGTGTGTTCATCAAACTTCTGAATCCTACAATCAGGTTTTCCGTTTTCTAGATCACCGTTCTCAACGTAACGATAGGGATATTTCTCAAGTAGAATATTCATGCTACCTCTGTCTTCTCAAGATCTTCTGCCAGACAATCAATGAGAATATCATAGTCATCCAGAGGGTCACCAGAAAAAGTTACACCATCGTTCTCATAAAACTTACGAACCTTTTTGAAAAGTTTCGGATTCTTTACGTCAAGGAAGAAGTCCCCTTTCACTGCGGATCGGAGAGTCGTGATGTCCTTTTTGAACTTAGAAGTGATAGTCATTGTCTTTCGTATTGACCTTAGTAGTATAAGGGATTTGACTAGTATAGTCAAGTGGACAGTAAAGTTACCGTCCCATGGGGATCGTGGGGATCGAACCCACCTCCGCCGAATTATGAGTTCGGTGCATTCACCAGATTGCTAGACCCCCTAGGGGTTAGCTTCCCTCTTCGTGTTCGGTGTACATCTTGTACAGGTCATCATCGGTGGACATCATGACACATGCCGCACCATTCTCATTCACGATTCCTATATGTTCTCCGTTCTCTACTCTCTGAATCAATTCATCCCAGTTTTCTTGAAACTCTTGCACGGTGAAGATTTCCATAGCTAAATTATATAGAAGATTTTTAAGACCAGTAACCAATTACCTTTAATAGACCATGTGCGTAGAAAAATAACAACACTGATCCAATACTAGCACTGATAACTGTGGCAGTTTTGTTGTGTTTGTCGATAGCTTTATCGATAAGATCCTGACACTGTTTATAAGTGACCATGTGTTCAGGTTTAATCTCGGGTAGGCGTGACATGTGTAATTATACTACGGTAGATGGAGATGTCAACTCTTTGTAAGTGTAAGCCACAGTCAATCGTGGTACCTTACATAGTGCATTGGGTGCATATCCCATATGATCCAAATGTGCTGGGAATAGGATTCCATTATTTGGTATATATGTTTCGTAATAATACTGATTTGGTTTTGTTGTCAGGATAAACTCACCTCCCCATTCAGTTTTCCAATATGGACATGCAAATATATTCAAGGTCCAAATGGATTCATCACCGTCTGTATGGAATGAAGACTCTTGACCAAAGAATTGAATATTTGTATTAACTCTCTTAAGTTTTAAGGGACATCGTAAAATTTTCTCACACTGATACTTCAATATAGATCCAAATTTAATCAGTGTCAAATTGTCACCGATGGTAGATACCCTTGATCGTATAGAAGAAGGTTTTTTTATACACCCCATCGGTGGATGGTCTAATCCTCCATCGTTTTTAGTGAATTTCCAAGTATTGTATTGAGAATTGAACTCATCGTACAACGTATAAAATTGATCAACAGACAAAACATCTTGAAGTCTGTAGAAATTATCAACCTTATCGTACCTCAAAATCTAATCTCCTGACCTTTCTCTTTCTCCTTTCCTCTTGATAGGACAGGTCACTAGAGGTCAGAACATTACCGTTCTCTACCTTATTACTAGAATTAATCATAACCACTTTGGTAAGGTCTACAGCAGTGACCTTATCTTCAATGACTGTCATCATATTAGGACACCCACAACAGTGGGTATGATGGTCACTCCTGATTTCTTTGTTGCATTGTTTGCATCTTACAGTAATCATGGGTCATGTTTGGAATTCGACAATGGGAGATACTGGGATCGAACCAGTGACATTCTGCGTGTAAAGCAGACGCTCTACCCCTGAGCTAATCTCCCTTAACACTACACTTATCAGAATGCTTGCTATGGGGCATTTTCTAAACCCTAACATTCTGACAGTTTGTAATGGAGCAAAGAGAGTAACCAACTCTCAAGATCACAGTGTGGTTAACACCGTCGCGGGCGAGCTCATTCCCCGTCTATGTAATTAGGACTCCCGAGGCAGGATTTGAACCTGCGACCGGACGATTAACAGTCGTCAGCTCTGCCGCTGAGCTACTCGGGATCGAATGTGATAGTAAGGCCACCGTATGATAAGCCATGCCATGGATAACATACCCACGACATAGACATAGGTGAATACTTTTATTGTATCAAACTTCACCACTTTTGTCAAATAGTGAAATACCCCATGAGAGACCAATGAGGACACAGAAACCAAGTCCTGTGTATGTGAATAACGGATAGAGTTCAGCCATAAGGGTTTCTCCCAATTTCTTTACAAAGTTTGAAATAAGTTTTGTAGTATCTGTCACATATCTTTCTGACAACCATTTGATCTTCTGGGAAGTCATTGATCCTCAGATGATGGTGAGCACTCTCAAGACAACTGATGATTCGTAGGAGTTCAATCGGGTCCATTAAGCGTGTAGCCATCCCGTGACTATGTATTTAATCTCATCAACTGGTGGATAACCACGATGATAATAGTTCCAAAGAGAAGGGAAGATACACATTCTCCCAGTCTTTGGTTGTATTTTAGTACCATCTACAAATTCAGTGTAGCCATCATTCTTTATATCATTAAGATACCAAATGAATGTGGAATGTCTCATTCCATGTTGTCTTACATATTCACCTTGCATACTGTCATGATGCCAGGTGTATCCTGAACTTGGAGATGTGCGTTGTATTTGATAACCCGTATCTTTTAAATGTTCAAAACAGATACCAAGTGGATCATTTAAAAAATCCGTCTGCTGAAGGTAAATTTTAATGTGTTTATTCAGCGCTTTAAATAGAACTTCATCTTCATCTTTCCAATCATCAAGACTGGAGATATGGAGATCCATAGAGTCTTTAATAGATCTATCGACTCTTTTATTTTCTTCATCACCAATCATGCCGAATTCTATCCGACTATCATTTTCAAATCGTTCAATCAAATGATTACAGAAGTCCTCTGTGAGGACATCATCGACGACGTATATAAAATCGGAAAGGTTAACATTCATAATTGATAATAGTATGGGAAGTACCCAACGGGTCAGGAGGGATTTGAACCCCCGACCAACGCATTAGAAGTGCGATGCTCTATCCACTGAGCTACTGACCCAATGACGGTTCCTATCGCCGCTAACCCTGAACCGTCAAGGGGGTCACCGCAGTGGTCTCTAACCACTCATGTACTATAAGAGGGTATCAGCCTTCTGTCAAGGGTGTTGTGACCTTTACCATTTTGGCATAGTACTCATGAGCAAAGGTTTCACGATATCCCTTAATACCCCATCCCAACCAGTAGTATGCAGGTGCCATGTACTGACGAATTGACCATCCGGTTCCTTCAAAGTCGGGTAGAACTTTTTGGAAGTGTACTTCATTCACCATAAACCGAGTTTGTCCTTCAAGACTACTCGGATCACAACTATACTTTCGACAGAAGTTACCCAGGGCATTGTATCTACCAACCGTGGTCCATTGAATTAAACCATAACCACCAGAGTGACACTGGTGATAAGTAACTCTTGCACCACCTTCACAGATATTGGGATGAAAATTACTCTCTGACTTGATGTTACCCATCAGAGTTGAAAGTGCATTGCGATCAGTAATCTTGGTGTAATCTTGAAGTTTACTCAGAACATATCGTTCGTTAGGATTACAACCGGGACAGTCCCACTTCTCTACTACCTTTTGAATCTCTACAGACTTCTCTTCATTTACGCTGACATCTACTTCTTCTTTCAGTGTCGTGGATCCTGCACAGGCAGCAATTGCCCATACTCCAGTTACACTCATAAGAGCAGCGATAATCCTGTTAGTCATAAATTGAAAATAAATTAAACATTAAAGTAATCCTTGCGGTAGTACCGTCCGAGGATGTTGGAATTGTAGTACAGTGGCGTCTCATCTGTCAACCTTTGAGACAACACCTCTTTAAGGAACAACTGACGGGTCTCCTCAAAGTTTACCTTTCCCTTGGTATTATGTAGGGACAAAATCTCACGGGAGAAATTATCCTTACCGTACTTAATCACATCTTCCTTTAGTTCAGGACATGACCCATAGTATTTTTTCCAGTCAGACTCTGACTTTGCTTTTCTTTTCTTCCCTGGTGGTTTCCGAAAAGACCAAAAGTATTTGCGTCCGATGTATTGTCGTTGGTTGGACTTATTGGTAATGAGATAAACAAACCCATAGTTGTCCCCAATAAGAGACCCGTCAAAGGGATTGCCCAAATAGATCCATGGGTTTTCGTAGTCACACACTCACTGTTCTTCATAGTCCTGAAATATGTAGTCATCAATTTTTTTCGCTTGAATTTTCTGAGCCTCAATGTAGAGACCCAGAGCATAGTCATTCCAGTCACCTATAAGATCAGAGTTTGAATCCTGAGAAGGTGTCGTTCTTGACATCCTGTTTGATTCCTCCGACAACGTAGGACTCAACTTCTGTCTCTTGAGGAGCGACTTGAAGACCCTTGGAAGAGATCCAATGCTGTGTCCAAGGAAGTGGATTATTCTTTGCAGCGACATCGTAAATAGGCTTCAGGCCAATAGCTTTCATTCTACGATTGGCAACCCACTCAACATACTTCTTGAGAAGTGCATCATTGAGACCAATCATTGATCCATCTTTGAAGAGATAGTCTGCCCATCTCTTCTCTTCGTCAACAGTCCTGTCGAACATCATATACAACCACTCCTCTTCCTCCTTCATGATCTGTTTCATGTCGGGGTCATCACCGTTCTTCCACTTGTTCAGAATGTTCTGGGTGATACCAAGATGTTGGTTCTCGTCACGGGCGATGAGGGAAATAATCTTCGCAGAACCCTCCATGAGTTTGAGTTCACCAAATGCAAAACTACAAGCAAAGCTAACATAGAACCTAATACCCTCAAGAATATTAACGTTCGCGACAGCTCTGAATAGCTTTCTCTTAAGATCTTTGACTGCATATTCTCTTGATGGTGAGTCTCTAAAGTCCTCGGTCCACATGTTACCACTACCCCACTCCTGTGCGGCATTGATGAAGTCATCGTAGGCTTGAGTTACACTCTTGGCTCTCTCAAGAATTCTATCGTCAGTGATGATGTGATCAAAAATATCTGATGGATCAGGGTAGATATTCTTGATGATGTATGTGTAGGAACGACTATGGATCATCTCCATGAATCCCCATACTTCCATACATGCTTCCAGTTCAGGCAGAGAACAGTATGGAATGAATGCCATACCGGGACCACGACCCTGAATAGAATCAAGCATGATCTGATACTTCAGGTTGGAAGTATAGATATGCTTTTGTTCTGGTCGGAGGGTTTGATAGTCTGCTCTGTCTTTCTGAAGGGATACTTCTTCGGGTCTCCAGAAGTATCCTAGTTGTGTTGTCGTTAGTTTCTCAAAGATAGGATACTTATATGAGTCGTATCTTTGAACCCCTAGGGGTTTTCCAAAAAACATAGGTTGTTTTTTATTATCATGGACTTCGGTATTGAATACCGTCATGCCCTTCACTTCTGTCATCTTCTTGTCGTTAACCGATGAAACCTTAAACTGCACAGGATTCACACTCTCCCTCCTCTACTGATTCTAGTTCGTTTAATAAACTATTAAGTTCCGACTTGTCTTCTACCACCTCGTCAGTTTTGATGTCGTAGGTGTTCTGGTAGTAAGAAGTCTTCCAACCATACTTATATGTAGTCAAAAGATCATTAGCCATTTGAGACACGGGGACTTCATTGTTATCATAGTTCTCTGGATTGTAACTCCAGTTACCAGAGATACCCTGGTCAAAAAACTTTTGCATGACAGCAACGACATTAATATACCCCTCGTTACTCTTCATCTCCCATAGGAGTGTGTAATTGTTCTTAAGTGTGTTATAAGACGGTACAATCTGCTTAAGGGGTCCCTTCTTACTCTTCTTAATGGACAGATAGTCTCTAGGTGGTTCAATCCCATTCGTTGCGTTTGACACAACGGAACTACTCTCTGATGGCATCTGAGCAGACAGTGTTGAGTGCCGTAGTCCGTGAGCCAGAATCGACTCTCTAAGCGCCTCCCAATCATGGACAAGAGCCTGTGTAGAAATCTCATCAACATCTTTCTTATACGTGTCGATAGGAAGGAGTCCATCACTGTACTTAGTACGTCCAAAGTACTCACAGTGTCCCTTCTCTTTGGCAATTTCATTGGAGGACTTAAGAAGGTAATACTGGAACGACTCAGACAACCCGTGGACGGCATCCCATGCCTCCTGTGAGTCGTAGTTATAACCTAGCTTGGCAAGATAGTGTGCAAGACCGATGAAACCAACACCGAGTGAACGACGAGCTTTGGTTGCAATCTCCGCAACCTTTACAGGATACTCTTGGTAGTCAATCAACTCCTCCAGACCCCTCACAGACAGGTCACACAGGTCTTCTAGTTCCTCGTCGGACTTGATCTTACCTACGTTGACAGCTGACAGAATACACAGGGCAATCTCACCTGGCATCTCCTCATCAATATGACTCAATGGTTCTGTAGGAAGTGTAATCTCCTGACAAAGGTTAGACATATTTACCTTGTCTTTGAAGGAGGAGTGACTGTTACAGTGGTCGATGTTCATGATATACAGACGACCAGTCTCTGCTCTCTCCTTCAGTAGATCAAGAAAGAGTTCCTGAGCTCCGACAGTTTTTCTTGGTACAGAATCATCTGCTTCGTAACGTGTATAAAGCTCATCGAAGCGATCAGTACCAAAAGCATCATAGAGCCCAGGCACATCATGAGGA